CTTGCAAATTTATAGCCGATCCAGCAACAGTAAGGACTATGTAAACAGAAGTATCTCGATCATAGGCTTGCAAAAATCCAGCGCCTCCAGACACAAGCATTTCTAAATTTACGCCGCTTGTTGGAGCCAATACGCCAGTGGTAAAGATGGTACTGTTACTTTTTACTCGCCCGTTAGCAAATACAGCATTTCCCGTAGTTGACGTTCCTTGAATCGCAACGCCTACATCGCTAACTCCCCAAACCCCAACCCCTGTGGTGTTAGTTGCGCCTAAAGATAGTCCTAAAACACCATAACTAGGCCAAGAACTTTGATCGGTAAGGCCATAAACCCCAACTGAGCTTCCGAGGCTACTACCTACTCCTGCGCGTCCAACGACACCAAGCAAGGTTCCGGAACTGCTATTTGCCGAGATTGCGGCATTGCCGACAGACGTGCTTGATGACCCGTTAAAAATGCCCGTCCCGGTAATGTTTAAATTTGACGCGCCTGTAATATCTCCGCGCACCGTCAATGCTGTGCCGTCCCATTGCAAATAAGTTGTAGAGTTGCCAACTGAGAATTTATACGCTGCCCCGGAATAGCCAAGAAAGAAACCAGTTCCACCGTAAGCAGTGCCGACACTTTGCAATGATCCTGTGGTGTCTATATTTACAACGCCCAGATTTGCCGAAATAGCCGCTAGATTACCAACTTTTAAATTTGATAAATACGGCGTGTTCCAGATTGTTTGATTAGCAACGGGATAATATATGCCATCGCTTTGAAACATTGCTTCCGCTGCGCCAGGCGTTTGTACGGCATAAGTAAATGCGGTTGCAGACGTAGGCGAGAAACTGGTTGTGTTTGGCAAACCTGTACCGGCAATCGTCACTGCCGAGCCGGTGACCGTTGGATTGCCTGCGTATATGGAGTAGCAGATCACTGCGCTGTTGCCAGTGTTTCCCGTTGCCCCTGTTGCGCCGGTTGCGCCGGTTGCGCCTGTGGCACCGTTCTGAGCAATGGCTTGCACGCTAAAGCCGCTGGCCCATGACACAGTTGTCGTTGTCGTCCCGGCAGAGGCTGAGATACTGGTGCTGGCTTGCCATAGGTAAGTGCCTGCTGTGCCCGGGTTAGCAGGTATTGTTACCGTCCAGCCATTGCCGCCCGAGTACGATGCGTTTGATGCGGTTGCCCATGTCCATGTGCTGCTGCCACTGGGGTTTCCTGGCGTGCTGTTGTTCCATTGATACAAGTAGACGATTGCCGTTTGCGTACCTACTGTGCCCGTAGGTGCCCAGACTAGCCCAGAACTTGTGCCGCTGATTTGCGATTGTGAAACATCGTTTGCAGCAATAAACCCAAAATAATACGTGCCTGCTGGCAGGATTAAATTTAAAAAAGTAAATGTCGTGCTTGGCGTTAACGGTGTCGATGCTGACGAAACAAAAGTATCCAGCAGCGTCCACTGACTTGCTGTAGGCGAGGAAAACGTCGAATAAAACAATGTTAATCTTGTCGTGCGTCCTATGCTTGGCGTTGTAATTTGAATGTCAAATGACGGTACATTGTTGGTAGGACGTGATGCGCTAACTACTGGTGCGCTAAGTGCCGAAAAGAAACTGGCAGATGACAGATTGCTGTTTGGGGCTGGGCTGTATTGGATAATGGAAGCATCATCATAAACAGCATCGTTATATTCTGACAATTCAAGACTTGCGCCAAGATTACCGTCTGGCAACGATATTTCGCTGACTTTCATTACCCGAAATAGTTTGGCACTCCAACCGTAGCTAGTGTTTGTAATGGACACCACATCGCCAGCATCTATTTGGATTGCGGGATATGCTGCGTTGATGCTGACAATTAAATCTTCTCTGGCCTGCTCAAGTACTCGGTTTGCCAAATAAGTGGCCTGCACAGACTCATTAATTAATTCAAAGTTGCAAGAGAATTTATTGATTGGTTCGTTAGCATACAGCAAATTAGCAGGGGTTTCTAAATAAACCAAATCTCTTTGATCTCGGTTTAACTTGCTTGGGAATTGCGCTTCAATTTGATTAATTGAATTTGTAATGTCCGTCAAGCTAACTTTAATTTCGCCAATAATATTGGTGTCGTTAAAGGCGAAAGTTGCCGGTTCAACTTTATTAATAACGATTGCCCATTTACCCTGCGCTGCGTTATAAGCGTTCCAAGAATCGCAAGCCAGCATAATGCGATCAATGTTAGCTAGGACATTTTGTCCTGTGTCTAAAACGCCGTTGATGCGATACCTTGCCTGGGTTGCTGGGTTGCCGTTGCTGTCGGTAAAGGTAATGGTTTGATCTGAATATGTGTTTAGTATCGTTGCTGATGCGCTGTCAATTAACCCTGCCGCCATGCCACCGCCGTAGACTTCATTTCGAACATAATCTGCCCAAACATCACCTGGCTTGGCAACGCCAGTGCCATTTAGATTTTGCGTGACGTTAAAAGTAATTGGCTGTAGATTTGTTGTGCCAGCATCTTGGCTGTAAATCAGTTTGACAATTGCAAAAGCCAGCCCGTTCATTTGCCGGGTGCCTGTCCATCGTTGTGCTGCTGCAATGTCAGAGCCACCCATTAAAGTGCTTGGTGCTGCACCATATACAGGAGTAATTACACCGGCATCTGTTGAGGTATATAAATAAATGTACAAGTATCCATTTATTTTGGTATCAACATTTCCAGCGCCATCTGTTAAACTCACTACTTTCGATTGATCTACAGTAGTATCAAAAGTCATTAAGCGGTCGCCGTAATAAAAATTATTATTTTTTGCTGTGCCGGTGCCGGTTCCTGCGCCTGTGCAGGTAAAGACAACACCTACAGTATTTGCTGATGCACCAATTAAAGTAAAGTTAGTTGAGCCTACAGTTGTTATTGTGTAAATTGTGCCTATTGCAAAATTACCTGCATTTACTGTTGTTGTTTGATTAAAACTAAATTGTCCATTTGGGCTAATGCTGCTGATTGCCAGCACGTAGTACATTGATTTTTGATCTGTCGTCAACACAGCATCTACAAATGTACCGCCCATAAAGGCGCTGCCATAAACAATTGGAATTGAGTTTGTGGTATTGGGTGCTACTTGCTGTCTGACGCCTTGATCTACGGGTTGATTTGCTGTTGGATCATTTGGCGCAAACATCCTACTTACAATATAGCTAACGGCAAAGTTAACCGCAAAAGCAGAAACTGCATAAGCAAGTGCATAATTTGCACCAGCAAGCCACAACGTAGTAGCAGCGTAGGCAATCATTGATGCAACCATTTAATGCACCCTAAAGAATGTGGCTTGCATGGGGCTGTAACCTCTTTTGGTGTAATCAATCCATGTATTGTTAGCCATCACAGCGGTTACTGCTACATCAATGCGTCCATCATCAATTAAATCTGTAGCTAGGCGATCAAATTCTTTCCAGAGCCTGCCGCCCACGGTTCCGTTTCTATGCTCTGGCTTTACCCACCAAGCCAGTTCGTGCAGTTCATAAACCTCTGGGCACCAAACATTGGTGGTAATCAGCGCCGCAATAAATCCTCTTGACTCGTTGTCGATCAACACAAATCCACGCCCTGCCATCATTTGCGTCATCAAGTTTGCAACGTGCGCCTCATCATGTGCTGCTGTTGCTTGTAGTGCTGGCACAGGCGTTTGAGTGCTGTAGTCGCGCATCATTTGCAGTAACTCAGGCATATCGTGTTTATTAGCTTCGCGTATCATTAAGCTGGCCCGTCCCCTCGGCCACTATCTACTACGTGCTGGTTTTGCACATTTGAAGTATTGCTGCTGACTGTTGCAGATTGCGGCGGTTTGCCAAAGTCAAAATACGTGGCTGCAATTATTGGAACACGATCCATGCTCGTATCTCTTGGATCAACTAGGTTGCCTGGGTAAATAAAATTCCATGCTTTAGGAACCGTTTTAATGCCCTGTATTCGGTTTTCTAGGATAGTCCGAAAACTAGCGCAAGTGATGCCTACGGTTGCAATGCGTGTTCGCAGTTGATCGTTAAAATCCTCAGTAATTGAGCAGTTGCTAACAATCCCGGTATACCGCTTAAAAAATTGTTGACTAGGGCTAGTAATAATTTGATTGTTGCTGTCCAAGAATCCACGCCAAACGTCAATGTTGCTGCCCTTGATATTGGCGGCAAGCACTGTAGCGACATTGGTGCCGTCTACGCCAGTGAGCGAGATTGCTAAATCTGCGCTGCTGGCTTTGATGTTTCTGTCAATTGCGCTGATAGATAACAAACTGCCCAGATTACTAAACGTCATACTGTCTACAGTAATTGGTGCCGCTGCATTGCAAAAATAATAGGTTGCCGTGCTGGTATTCAGCTTTATAAATTCTGCTTGGATAATGGATGGGCTGCTTAGTGCAGCCATTGAGGTAGTCATCCTACAATGTCCTCTATAAACACAAAATCCCCATCCCATTGCACAAATGCGCCTGATGTCATGGGGTTAAGTGTGTAGGTTGGACATTGTGCCGCCAGCAGATAAAACGTGCAGGCCGAGCCGACTGCTGTCAATGTGCCTGTCGTAGGCGTGCCGATTACAGGGCGGTGCAAGGTGACGCTGACTGTAGAGCCGCCGCCTCGCAAAACTTCAGCAGTAACTTTGTACGGGTACACGCCAATTTGAAGAAAATCACCTGCCGCAAACACCACAGTACCTGCTGAAACGCTTGGAAGGTTGCCAACTGTGATTGTGGTGGCGTTGGCTGCTGGCACTGCTGCAAGCGTTAGGGCTGCTGCCTGCCCACTTGTTAAGCCGCCTTTATATTCGTCAAACCAACTTAACAAGCTGCTGGCAAAGGTAATTGTCTCGGGCAGTTGACGATCTTTGTTGTCAATCACTTGGATAATGCCACGTACTTGCGGATAGTACAGATACGAATGTGGCCTGACGGTGAATGACCACGGCACAGACGTTAAATATTCAGCAACCCGCACCTGGCCTGATCTGCTGACTTGCTGGCCGACAGTGCGCCGGTTCTGGACGCTAATGCTTTGGCTGATTTCAAAAATGGTTTGGAAACTCATGTTCTTCCCCTGCCGAGCGATAAGTTTTTGGCTCCGTAGGCGTTTGCTGCCCAGACTGCTTTGCTGCTACCAAGTATGCGATCTTCAAATGACTTGGTATCAATTGCTTGGATATTGTAGTTGGTGATATTGGTGGTGGAGCCGCCCATCATTGCCAGTGAATGGTTAGGAACAATTGTGCCAGCCGTCCTCGGAACAAACAATTCCGGGCCACGTTCGCCAACCATTGAGGGCACTCCAACTGGTGGATCGCCGCCATTAGCATAACCGCCTCCAGGTTGCATTGGAATTGTTGGCGATCCGGAAAATGCTGCAACGGCAATTTTTCCTAACATGGAAAACAAATTATTTGCAGATGCCCGTAGTTGTATTGCCAACATATCTTTAATGACTGATTTTGCGAAATCTCCAAAATTTAATTTGCCTGTGGTTACAAATTCGTCTAAGGCTTTAGTCATGCTGCCCATCATTGAGTCAAATGCTTTGCCGCCAGCTTCAAAACTGGTTTCCATGTCTTTGCCAAACGTATCCATGCGGAATAAAAAACCTTCCATCATGCCGCCTGATTTTTGATCTTTTAATATTTGCAAGCGTTCTTTGGCTAGTGCAATTGTTATTGCTAGGTTTCTGTTTTCCAAATCATAAGCTACTTCTTTTGCGCCTTCTGTTAATTGAGTATTGTTGTAAATACTTAATACTACTTCGTCATGCTTGTATTTTATTTGTAGCAATTCTTTTTCTAAATCTACGTCTTCTTTTTTCATGTACCTAGATTTTTGATCTATCAAAAACAATTCTTGAGCCATTTCCAAATTAACTAATTGCGCTCTTGATTGTGCTGCAATATCAGTTATGACTTTTTGCCGTTCCCCTCTTCTAATTTCTTCTTTATTAAATATTTCGTTTATTTCATTTGT